AAGGACGGGAGCCTTCGCCATCCGCGTTTCAAACGGTCAAGGTGGGACAAGTAACTATGTGCTACGGCATGAAATGCGTACACGAACATTCATATACGGGCGCGTGTCTCTACAAGGGGCCTCGCCCTTTTCCATGTGAGGAACACGAAAGTGAAGATCAAAGTGAAGAAACTTACGAATGCGATGCTTATGCGTCGGGCTTGCGAGATGACCTTCCGTGGGAAATCGAAGGTCAGCCTGGAGAAGATGTACCGAGCAGAGCATAGTCCTATGCGCACCCAGGTGTTCTGGATCGAACTCCGTGACATTCCCACGTTCGCCAGCGTCCACCTCGTTCGCCATAAGGTAGGTGTAGAACACTTCGTCCTTTCCAATCGCGAAGACAGAGGCGGCAATGGTGAAGCAAATCGGAACACTCCGGTGAACCACGGTATGTTCATCAATGCCCAGTCACTCGTCAATATGGCGCGTATGCGTCTCTGTAAGAAAGCACACCCCGAAGTCCAGCGTATCATGTCTGCACTGCGCGATGAGATTGCCAAAGTAGACCATGCGCTTGCCAAGTGCATGGTCAAGAACTGCGAGTATCGGGGTGGGTGCCATGAACTGAAACCCTGTTACGAGGAGTAATATGCTCTACGTTGGACACTCATATCCCCAGGAGTTCTGCGACCTGATGATGCACCTTCGTGCTAAGTATCCTGCCGAACTGTTCGACATCGACGGTATTGGCTTGGGAAAGCTGGACATGCACGAGGCGTCGAAGAGCTTCTTCAACAACGTCGCTGCTGTCGCCGACACGAGCATCGACTCGAACGCTAACGTGGCTGACAAGTCGGTCATCAACTACAACTTCGAGATCGATAAAGCTCTCAAGAAGCTTAACTCCTACTACAACCTCTGGAAATACCTGAAGAAAGCCCACGGGCTTGAGACTGCGAACCAGATCATCGAGATGCAGATCACTGGTGACATCTACATCAACGATGCCTGGGACGTAGGCCGCCCGTACTGCTTCAACTATTCGACCTATGACATTGCCCTTGGCGGCCTTCAGATGGGCGACAAGGTGAAGCCTGTGCCGCCGAAGTCGCTGTATGCGTTCATCCGACAGGTGGAGCAGTTCACTGTCTATGCAGCCAACTCGACGCTTGGTGCTACCGGCCTTGCTGATCTGCTTATCATGATATCCTGGTACGTGGACAACATGTCCCAGGAGGACGGTACTTTCCGTGACCATCACTACACCTTTGCAACTCAGGCTGATGCCTGGAGCTACGTACACGAGGTGCTGGCCTCACTGGTCTACACGCTCAACTGGCAGTTCCGTGGAAACCAGTCACCCTTCACGAACGTGAGTGTCTACGACAGGGAGTTTCTGAAAGAGATGGTGCCGGAGTATATCGTCGACGGTAAGTCTCCGGCCATTGAAACCGTGTGGAATGTGCAGAAAGAGTTCCTCAAGGTGATGAACGAGGAGCTTCGACGTGCGCCTCTGACGTTTCCTGTAACGACCGCCTGTTTCGCAGTGGACGATGACGGAAACATTCAGGACGAGGAGTTCGCAAGAGAGGTTGCCGAAGCAAACTGCGAGTTCGGCTTCATCAACATCTACTGTGGTCCCAGTTCCACGCTCTCAAGTTGCTGTCGTTTGCGCTCAGACCGCAAGAGCGAATACTTCAACAGCTTCGGTGCTGGTTCGTCCAAGATCGGCTCCCTCGGTGTGGTCACGTTGAACCTTCCGAGACTGGCTATGAAGGCACAGCAGAGAGGAGCAGATGAATCGACCTTCTTCGCTGATCTCGCTGCACTGGTACGTGTCGCTGCTGGAGTAAACAACGCCAAGCGCACGTTCCTGTCAAAACGCATCCGTGACGGTGTACTGCCGCTCTACGATCTCGGCTTCATGGACCTGAAGCAGCAGTACAGCACCTGTGGTGTCACTGGTCTGTACGAGTGTTGTGCGATCATGGGCTACGACATCCTTACCGATGAAGGGCAGGAGTTCGTCCTCAAGATACTCAAGTGCATCAACGCCACCAACGACGCTATGGAAGGCGTGTTCAATGCGCCACACAACTGCGAACAGGTTCCTGCCGAGAACTCCAGTATCAAGCTGGCAGCGAAGGATGAACTGATGGGCTACGACTGCGGCCATCCGTACTACTCAAACCAGTTCATACCACTGATTGTAAAGGCGGACATGCTAGACCGAATACGTCTCCAGGGACTGTTCGACCGTCACTTCTCCGGTGGTGCCATCTGTCACCTGAACGTGGCCGAGCGTATCAAAGACCCTGAGAAGATCGTGGACCTCATCAAATCCTGCGCCAAGCAGGGAGTGGTCTACTGGGCCATCAACTATGCCCTCAAGCAGTGCGCACAAGGGCACATGACGGTTGGTAAGGAACCGTTCTGTACAATATGTGGGGACAAGATCGTTGAAGAATACACACGTGTCGTCGGCTTCTTGACGAACACCAAGAACTGGCACAAGGTACGTCGTGAACACGACTGGCCTAACAGACAGTTCTACAAGGAGGTGTAAATAATGGAGAAAGTCAAGAAGGCGACCATCAGGACAGTGTGGTCCTTTCTCTTCATATGTTTCACACTTGTTTACATCATGTTTCTGCCGTTGATCTGTTTCGGTGAAGGATGGCGACGCCTTAATATCACTGAGAAACTGTTCACAAAACACGGATGGAAACAGTGGTGGGGGGGACTTTAATAGACTGTCCGTGGGAGTAGTATGAACATACTGGCGACTGAGTTCAGCCTCAAGCATAACGCGCTGGAACTCTACCTCGCCGGATGCAAAGGCCCTCACTGCCCTGGGTGTCACAATCCTGAAACATGGGATTTCAACCAGGGAAATCCAATCACACCCCATATCCTCGACGAGATCAGGCATAAGGTGAACGCTTTTCCTGACCTCATCAAGGCTGTCTGGGTTCTCGGCGGTGAACCGCTGGACCAGGATCACAAGGCCCTGGAGGAGCTTCTGGCTTTCCTTCAGGGCCTTCGTCCTGTCTGGCTATTCACACGCAGGGAAATAGACGAGGTTCCTGAAAGCATCCTGCGCTATTGTTCTTGTGTTAAAACAGGGCGTTACGACGCGAATCATAAAGTGGAAGATTACGTCCTGCACGGTGTGCAACTGGCGTCTGCCAACCAATGCATCCACCGTGTGAATAATTAAGACGCACTTGATAAGAGAGGCTGTAATGGCGAAGGTAAAAGAAAAATCAATACCTGTTATCCCTCCCTTAGATGAAGAACTTATTAGAGCCTTAGATACAAGGTTTCCACCTAAGTGTCCTAAAGTAACAGACAGTGAACGTGAAATATGGACGTATGTCGGCAAGAGACAACTGGTAGAGTTCCTCATTGAACAGTTTGAGAGACAGCAGGAAAACACTTTATAGGAGGATTCAATGTGTTCGTCTCCTAAGGTCAAAGCTCCAGAACCTGTAAAAGTTCCTGAACCCGCTCCTGCTGCACCGCCCCCTGAACCTGTTGCAGAAGCTCCTGTGACAGAAGGTGAAGGACGTACTGCTGCACAGAGTCAGGATCAGACCAGCAAGCGTAAGGGTACTCAGTCCCTGCGCATCGACCTCAATCTCGCTCAACCTGGAGGCAACGGCCTTAACATCCCTCGTGGGTAGGAGGTAATCAATGACCAAAACGTCCCTCGGCCCTGCCGAAGGTCGTTATCGGGAATTGGAGACCGACAGAGAGCCTTTCCTCAATCGTGCGCGTGAGTGCGCTAAATACACTATTCCGAGCTTAATCCCTCCTGATGGGCACAACGGGACGTCAAAGCTGCGTACGCCTTTCCAAGGCATAGGTGCGCGTGGCGTAAACAACCTGTCGTCTAAGCTGCTCATCACACTTCTCCCTCCCAATAGTCCGTTCTTCCGTCTCAACATAGCAGACTCCGCATACGACGAAGCTGATGTAGACGAAGACATGCAGACAGAAGTTGAACAGGCACTTGCAAAACAGGAGCGCGTGGTCATGTCCGACATTGAAACGTCGGCTGACCGCGTTTCTGTTTTTGAAGGGCTGAAGCATCTTCTTGTTGGCGGAAACGTCCTGCTCCATGACGAAGATGATGGCCTCCGTGTGTTTCATCTTGACCGCTTCGTCTGCCGCAGAGACCCTATGGGGAACCCTCTGGAAATAATCGTTCATGAGACGGTATCCCCTGACGCTCTGCCTGAAGACTTCTACACGAAAATCAAACGTA